CTGGCCCGGATCTTCACGCAGACCGACACGGTGGGCGAGTTCTACTCGGACAACGAGGAGGACCAGGCCGTCTGCAGGGACGCCACCTCGTACTGCAACAACGTCTTCTGGAAGTACGGCGGGTACAAGGCGCTGATCGAGGCCTCGACGGACTCACTTAAGGCCAAGGTGGGCGTGATCAAGGTCTGTCTGGAGGAGAAGCAGTACGTCTCGCACCTCAACTACAAGGCCAACGCGCTCCGCGACGGCCAGGTCGAGCTTGACAACGTGACCGAGGCCAACGATACGGAGGTGGTGCAGACGAACACGTCGAAGCGGATGTGCTGGAGCTTCCTCCCCCTGCCGCCGGAGGAGTTTCTGATACACCCGTCGGCGACCAGCATAGAGAACGCGGTGTGCTGCGTCCACCAGCGCGAGGAGTCCGTCTCGAACCTCATAGAGATGGGCTACGAGTACGATCAACTCCGCGACATCCCGTCGTCGACGTCCCTGAACACCGAGGGTCAGGAGCGGAAGCAGCAGCATCGCGAGAAGGACGAAGGTACGTCGCCTAGCATAGACCCGACGTCGCGGCTCCTCCTCTTCTCAGAGGCCTACGTGAGGATAGATGCCGACGGCGATGGCGTGGCCGAGCTCAGGCGCGTGTGCCTAGGCGGCGACGCCTACAGCCTCCTGTCGGACGAGCCGGTGAACTTCGCCTCGTTCGCCGAGTTTCAGGCCGAGCTCGCGCCGCACGTGTTCTACCCTATCTGCTTGGCGGAGGACCTGGTTCAGGATCAGGACGCCCAGACCGCGCTTCTGCGTAGCATCATTGACAATGCGGCCCTGACCAACAACCCCCGTACCGTCATAAACGAGCGGAACGTCAACCTGGAGGACGCTAAGAACGGTACCATCGGGGCGATAATCCGGACTCGCGAGATGGGTCAGATCGAGGAGTTGACGACCCCGTTCGTGGCCGGCCAGACCCTTCCCGTGCTCCAGTACCTCCAGGAGGTGTCCGAGCAGCGCTCCGGCATAACGAAGCTCTCCCAGGGCATAGACCCGGACGCGCTCCAGTCGACGACGAAGATAGCGGCGCAGCAGGCGGTGGCCAACTCCGACGCGCGTATCGAGATGATGGCGCGCAACATAGCCGAGACTGGCGTGAAGAGCCTGTTCAAGTGCATCCTTAGGACAGCAATCTACTCGCTGCACGACCCGCAGAGCATCTCGCTCCCGGAGGGATTCAAGTTCGTAAATCCGCAGATGTGGCACCAGTACCTCTCGATCAAGGTCAACGTCGGCCTTGGCTCGGGCAGGATAGACGAGAAGAAGGCCGTTCTGATGTCGATCCTGCCCATACAGCAGATGATCATCGAGAAGATGGGCCCGGCTAACCCGATGTGTAACTGGAACAACGCTCGAGAGACCATGAAGACGCTGCTGAGGTTGAACGGCATCCAGAACTATCAGACGTACTTCCCCTATGTGCCTCCTGAGCAATTGCAGCAAATAGACGCTGAGCAGAAGAAGATGAACGAGGAATTGCAAAAGAAACAGCAGCAGGCCCAGCAGGCGCAGAGCGAGGCCATGTTGGGGTTGGTCAAGGTCGAGGCCCAGAAGTCAGAGCTTAAGTACCAGACCGAAATAGCCAAGTTGAAGGCGACTTACCAGACCGACATGGACAAACTTAAGCTGCAAGTGGCCCAGTTGACCTCCAAGAATCAGTTGGAAGAGGCCAAGATCATACTGCAGGACGACAGGGAGCGCGACAAGAACGACATGGACTTTGCGGTGGATGTCACTAAGGTCAAGATGGACGCTAAGAAGGTGGCCGCTACGGAGGCGAAGGTCGCCGCGCAGCGCACTCAGCCAGGTAGCTCCGTGCAATGACTGATGAGGAGTATCAGAAGAAGAAACTCATAAAGAATATTCTAGACAACCCGCTTTTCGAAGTGGTCCTGAGGGATGCCAGGGTTGAAATAGGTTTATTGATGCTGGAAGCCTCTGAAGAAACTAAAAGAGCAGAGTTTTACAGCTTAAACAAGGCGCTAGATAGGTTGGTTGGTCACCTCACGGCGATCGCCAATGAGGTGAGAGCGGAAGATGGCTGAGGAAGAGACACAGATCGAGAATTTTGACGAAGTAGTCAAGAGCATGGTGGTCCCGGCGGATCCTGCTACTGGCGAACCGTTGCCAGAACAGAAGAAGGTGGCCAAGAATGGGCAGGCGGAGAGTGAAAAGGTCGCAGAAGCTGAGTCCGGAGGCGAAGAAGAAGCCCCGCGGAAGCAAGCCGAAGAGGGTCCGGACGAAGTAAGGGAGCCGGACGAGGAGGGGGAGTCTCTTCAAGAGGAAGACATCAATATCGATGAAATACCTCTAGAGGTCGTGATAGATGGTCAGGTCAAAGAAGTAACGATCAAAGAGCTAAAGGACAAGTATTCCTTCGTCGGCGCGCTCGATAAGCGCATGCAGGAGGTGACGGAGGGCCGCAACGTCATCCAAAGGCAATCGAACGAGCTTGACAAGGTATACAATCACGAATTAACGCGTTTACAGTCCTTGGACAACGTGTTGGCCGAGCTAGAAGCCCCGCAAGTCAATATGGACGAGCTTCGTGTCAAGGATCCGACCCGCTACCTCTTCGAGAGGGAGCGCATTCGCGAGGCCTCTGAGCGTAGGGCCCAGGTGAGGGCCGAGGCGGCCAAGGTGGCCAAGCAGCAAGAGGCTGTGCGTAATGCTGCGCTCGTGGAGTACTCTAGGAACGAAGCATACATACTGGGGCAAAAGGACGCAGAGTTCGCCGATCCCGTGAAGGCGCCGCAGGCAATGAAGAGGCTGTCGGAGGGCGCCACCGCGTACAACTACACCCCTCAGGAGGTATATTCTGTAACTGATCATAGGGCGCTCCTAGTCCTAAAGGATGCTCTTAGGTGGCGTGAGTACGAGGCCAGGCAGAAGACTGCCACCAAGGAAGCCAAGACAGTTCCTAGGGTATTGATGAAACCCGGCGTAAAGAAGACGCCTGGTGCATCTCAGTACCAAAAGCAGATGAACGCTCTTCGAGCTAAGGCCCGCGAGACGGGAAGGGTCGAGGATGTAGCGGCAACGCTCATAGTGAGAGGTCCGCGTAAATGACGTCGACGAGGGTCCTAACGGAGCTAAGACGTCCACGTCAGCAATACTTGGCTACGAAGAGGCCAAGTAACACACGCTTATATCGCGACAGCCATAGAGCTAGGGTATCTGAAAGCGGTGTTGATTCTTCATCAACATTGAACCAGGAGATAACCCATGGCTGTAGAAGCCGCTGCGCTAGAAACCTATGATATGACTACCATCCGTGAAGATCTCACGGATCAAGAGAACATGATCTCACCGACTGAAACCCCTTTCATGTCGATGATCGCGGGCTCAAGTAAGGCCAAGTCCACTCTTCATGAATGGCCGTTGACTGAACTCGGGGCCGTGGATACCGCTAATAGGGTGATCGAGGGCGACGATGCGCCGGCGACAGATGCCCCCGTGGTATCATCGAGGCGTTCGAATTATACCCAGATCTCTGACAAAAAGGTCAAGGTGTCCGATACCTCGCAGGTGGTTGATGCCGCTGCGAACATTAACGATCTTGCGAAGCAGATTACCTACAAGCTTCGCGAGTTCAAGCGTGACAAGGAGACCATGCTCCTGTCGAAGACCGTGGCCTCCGCTGGTGCGTCTGGCACGGCCAGGGCTGCAGCAGGGTTGTACTGCTTCCTTATCACAAATGCCGATCGGGGCGCGACTGGTACGGCCCCAACGTTGTCAGGTACGACGGCCGGTTACCCGAATGCTACGGGTACGGCAGGTACCGCTCGCGCGTTAACTGAGACCATGTTTAACTCGGTCATGCAGTCGGTGTGGACGCAGGGCGGGGACGTGAAGTATGCGTTGGTGAGCGCCATTAACAAGCGTCTCATATCCACGACCTTCACGGCTAATGCCACCAGGTTCAAGGATGCAGATGATCGGAAGCTTATTTCGGCTATCGACATCTACGAATCTGATTTTGGTAAAGTCAAGATCGTGGCCGACAGGTTCACGCTTGGTTCGGCGGTATATTTGTTGGATCCGGAGTATGTGAAGATAAGCACACTCATGGCTACAAGGCAAATACCGCTGGCACGCACAGGCCATGCTGAGAGTCGCTTGATTCAGGGTGAATATACCCTGGAAGTAAGCAACGAGAAGGCTCACGGCGTGGTAGCAGATACTCAGGGCTAACCTCCCCGAGCAAACTGGGGGAGCTATGGGAGCTCCCTCCTTCTTAAACAGTAGGAGAAAGTGCATGACTACTAAGAGGAAAATAATCTTGACGTCAGACTACAAGGATCACAAGGTCGGTGAAACAATAGAGCTGGATGCCGATGAGGCGTCGTTGGCTATCAATACTGGCTTCGGAAGGCTCACGGAGGAGACCGCTAAGGCAGAGGCCGAGCAGGCCAAGAAGCAGGCTGAGGTGAAGCCTACCTATACGCCGCACAATCCGCCGTCGGCCCCATCTGCCGAAACAAAGAAGGCCGAGGAGGCCAAGAAGGCCGAGGAGGCCAAGAAGGCTCATCGATGAAAATCAAGTACATTAGGCACGGATACTACAACTGTAATTACCCTCCGGGCTCGGTGGTTGAGGTTGATGATGCCTACGCGACCTACATCTTGGGCGTAGGCGATGCTGAGAAAGCTTCGCCTAATGACCCTATTACCAGCCCAACGCCCTATGTGATGAAGGTCAGGGCATCCCCGGCAGACGATGCCCTGACGCTAATAGCACAAGTCCTTACGCAGAAAGATAAGCAAAGTGCAGCAGGCCCCGAAAGAAAGGCGTGAGTCCTTCTCGGACTTCGATGAAGAAATTTTCTTCGAAGATGGGAAAATGTACATTCGGCGTAGTGAGGACATAGAATCGTTGCTCGAAGAGAATGCCGAAGCTCGTAGTCGGGGTAACAACGGTTACGGTAAGTCTAGGCTGTGGCGCAAGATCGCCTCCATCCCTTGTATAGTGGTGGAGAAGATCTTGCGCGAAGAGGGCGTGAATATACTGGACGGTTCGCCTGAGGCCGAAAGGTATATACGCAAGTTTTTGCAGGATAATTACAAGTTCAGAACTGTCGACAAAATCTAATCAAGGGAGTTAAGCCATGGCTAAAGTGTATATTAGTGGAGTTGTTGATGCGGTAACGATCGAAGGTCAGCCTCCTGGAATTTGGGGAGGGGCCCCAGCCTATCCAGACCAGGGCTTGCCTGGCGTGCCTCCGGGCATCTGGCCGTCGCCAGGACACCCAGTGCATCCCATTGCTCCAGGTGGGCAACCTCCTGGTATTTGGCCGTCACCTGGGCATCCGGCACATCCTATTGCGCCGGGTAGGCCTCCGGGGATTTGGGGTGGCGCGCCGTCCTATCCAGACCAGGGCTTGCCGGGTGTACCACCGGGCATCTGGCCTTCGCCTGGGGTACCTGCGCATCCGATCTATGTCCCGATCAATCCTCCACCCATTGATGGCGTAGCACCGGAGCAGCCGATCTATATCCCGGTCTATCCGTCGCACCCGATTGCCGGAGCTGCGAATCTTGTTGTGCAGATCAAGCAGGCGATTGATTTCTGGACTGGTAA